GAGCAGCGTGTCTGGTATCACCGATCCAACCATCCGATGTGCGGTCACGATCTGGGAACGAGTCATCTATCTGCTCTCGTAACTGGATCGCTGCGTGACTTAACTTAGGCTTCATCCAAGTAAGAGAGCTGCTTCTTCTGCCGTAATGCCCAGACGCGCAAGCAATGCTTCTTTAGCTAAAGCATCTGCTTCGTCTTTTGCTAACTTGTCGGCAGTGGCAGTTTCTTCTGCTAATGCTTGTGTTGCCCATTGAGTAATCTTTTCTTCATACTCATTAGCCGTTAAATCAACATAGCCAGTTATATCATCACCTGTTTTAAGAGTGGGATACTGTGCTTTTAGTTCAGTAATTTTCTCAGAGAGCGTAGCCATAAACTGCGATCCTTCCTGTAATTGTTCCTGATGCTGGATACAAAGTGAATGAATCATAAGATGTTGATATATCTAAACGCCCACCCAATGCTCGACGAACCCAAGCAGATGATGAGTTTAGTGAGAATACTTCTGAAATCTGTAAGTGCTGTCCAGTACCAAAAGGATTATATAAATCAGTTTTAAGCGCAAAGCGAGTATTAGTATTTGATGATCCAAAATCCCAGAAAGTACCTGATCCGCCCGTAGCTGCTGCTGTTGTAGAGCTACCTGTAATCTCTTGATTTTGATAATCTGTGGTTGCATCCGTACCTGATGCACGCAAGCGCATTTGTATATTGGCACTTGCTGATTGACCTGTTAGTTCAACCATAATTAAATACTGATTGTAAGTCGCGCTAAAAGTTGAGTTAGGTGCTGAATAAGATGAAACAGCACTAAAAGTTGTTGCAACTAATTTGGTTAATCCACTAGAGCCGCCAGCAGGTGTAGTCCATGTAAAGTCCATGTCTGTGTTAGTGGTCTTGGACAGAAGTTGTCCAGTAGTGCCACCTTTAAGATCGACCAGTGAAGCATCGATTGAATCGCCTAGCGTCTCAATGGCTACTGCGCCATCCTTGACGAGGTCAGTACTGGTTGGTACTGCCCAACCAAAATTAGGGGTTGTTGTTGCCATTAGGTTAGAGCTCCGATCGCTTTAGACCACTGTAGTGTAGCATTTACCCCACTCCAGATGGTGTTAGTTGGAAGTACTGTTGCCCATGTCGGGGCTATAAGAGAAAAGTCTGTAGGTGAAACGTAAATGGTCATGTCCACAAAAGTGGGTGTGGCTCTCATAGAGATACCTTCGACAAAGCCTGAAAAGTAGCCTTCAAACATGTTGAACGGTAGGTTAGTAATAACTACTGGCTCACCAAAAAAGAGGTTAATTAGGTCATCTAGTTGAGCAGATGGCATGTTTGGATTATCAAGTCTAAAGGTAATCTGATCGAGCTGTGTTCTAGGGGTTGAACGCAATGCTAGATCTCTTTCCACAATATCCTCAACATCCGCCAAATACCGGATATTAGAATCAAATGATCTCTGATAGCGTCCATAAGTAGAAATGGAAGCATCGTCTGTGGCTGAATAGGTGCTGCCATAATCATTGCCATAATGCACAATTTCGCTGTTACGAATCTTGCCAATTTGTAAGATTGATTTGACGCTGGCAGGGGTTGCATAGTTAGCGTCTAATTGTGTCGATCCGTTAGCGGCTAAATAATTGCTTCTATGATCCCCGTCCGCATACCCGATCCGCCCCTGCTTGTCCTCATACAGGGTTCCAAGTGCGCTATCTGCTATCTGCTGGACTAAAGTCTGCGTATTGCGAGTATCCGCGCCGAGATTATCCATCTGATATAGACCAGTATCGATCTCACCTAAGCCCACATTTTCGGCATTAGCCCATGTAGTAGTCGCTGGAAGGTAATTGACCCATTGAAGGGAAGGTGCTACTTCCTGCCACTGATTGACCAATAGATCTGAAAGAATGATGGAGATCTGCTCACCATCTAGATTATGAGCTACTGCTGCTGTGTAAATGGCTTTAGGCAATTTAGCCAGAGCACCTACTGCAAGGATTGTGCCAAGCGTGACAAAGCCAGTTTCTTCTGGAGTTCTGACAGAAGTCGTGAAGTCCGAAACAGTGCCGCCGAATACAGGCACATAAGTACCTGTGCTGTCTTTTAATTCCAGGCTGAGAATATCTGTCACATCTATGTCAAAAAGTTCGTTAGTTGAATTGATAACGTCCATGCGAGCATAGCCTGCTTGACATTGACGATCGATGTCGATGCGTCCAATAGTGACATTTACAGAGGTTACATTTGTATAGACATTAGTGCCTACCGTAATCCGCCATTCAGGATACCATGTCATATTGCTAGAAGCCCTGTTGAGCTAGTGCCACGTTGATACGATTGACGGATTACATCTTCAACAGCGCGAGCAATAGCTTCTGGATCTCCCACTCCGGTATTGACTGTAATGTTTGTGCTAGATGCGCCATAACCTCTGCCGGTATTCATGCTAGGGCTATATCCACCGAGATCGCCCACTGATCTCTGGTAAGCAATCAAATCTTTTAGATCTTGCTCTGACTGCATATCTAGTAAATCTGCAAAAGCATTAGCGCGAGCTGCTGCTGCGTCTGCATATTCTAGGATTGCTGGGATAGATGCCTGAGCAGCTACTTCTTTGCTAATTGGTGCAATGTAATCGCCTGCTAAAATTCCAGAACCCAGTGATCCGCTTGTTGGTATTGGAGCCTTAGACTGTGCGGAAGCCTGCGCCAATAAGTCAAGCATTTGCTTAATCTTGAAAATAGCAAGATCTAGGTTGCTTTGATTGATAAGATCGACAGGCTTTAAACCTTTAAGGACAGTCTCGATAGCAACCATCTGAGCGTTTTGACCAGACAAAGCATTGAGGACTTTAAGGTCTGCATTTAATTTATTTGTTGCAGCTGTGATGGCTGCTTCGTCCTTAGAAGCAATGGCTTCTTCCAATGCAAGGATTGAACGCTTGACATTTAGGCGAGCAGTATCGTTAGCAATCTGTAGGATTTGGGCTGAATTAGTAGTCTTGCCTAATAACTCCGCTTGATTGATAAGAGCAGCATTGAATTGAATCTTGTCCATATCGAAGACAGTCTCACCCTTACCAAGTGCAAGGTTAGCCTTATCTATGGCTGCTGTAAGTTTCTTATCTTTAAGGATCTTAGCCTGAGCTGCTGCCTGCTCTTTTGTGAGCTTTGTAACCTTAGTCTGAGTCTTTAGGACAGTGTTATCAACCTGACCAGAAACAGTCATAGAGATCTTGCCCATGCCACCGGGAATTACACCCTTGCGGAATGACTGCTCATCTAATCGTTTGTTTAGATCGCCCAGTAAGAATAATGCGCCTGCAATTGCTGTAGTCATAGGCAAGAAGGCTGCCGCTGCTACAAGACCAACTGCAATAAGGACAGGCTTAAATTCTTCTAACTTACCAATCAATAAACCGACATTCTTTAAAGTATCTGCGATGCCTGTTGCTAACTTATCTATGTTCTCAATTCCAGCGTTAGCACCACCACCAGATAAAGCAGTGATGGCATCAAATAAACCTTTACCAATAGTTTCTTTAGCATTGTTAGATGCAATCGTTAGCTTATCTAACTGACCAGCAAATGTTTCTGCTGCCGCTGTTGCTTGTCCTGCAAACAAAGTAGTCAAACGTTGCTGGATTTCCTCGAACGAAGATGAACTTAATTCAGCCTTTGTAAGTCCTACACCTAAACGACCAAGTGCCTGAGTCTGCCCCAGAAATGCCTTCTGCAAAGACTGTGAGACCTGAGTCACACTCTTACCTGTGCCGGCTGCAATATCTAATGCGAGTCCAAGCAATTCCTGAGATTTAGTAACATCTCCAGTTGCACGAAGCAAACGATCCATTGCCGGACGAAGCTCATCATCGAGCACGCCTGTCTGCATTTCAAGTCTAGAGATAAAGCCATTGACTGTGCCGATATTGCTTCCATAAGCAAGATTAAGATTCTTTAATGTCTGCCCTAAAGAAGTAGCAGCCTTATCATCTTCTGCAAACGCTTTAACAGAAGCTCGACCAAAAGCTACGACTGCTGCTGTGCCAAATGTACGAGTGAGAGTCTTACCTAAATTTTGAGTGCGTCTGTTTAATTGATCAACGGCTGTATCGGCTTTTTTGAAAGCAGGTTTGCCGGTGAATTGCGCGGCAATATCAATGACTACATTGCTCATGCTGACTCCCTTACGCTGCTCACTGTTGCACGCTTATTTAATTTATCTCTCGCGGTGTCAATAGCTTTAAAGATTGCCACTACTTGCTTGCCTTGATCTTGTTCCCAAGCACGGTACAGAACGCGACCACGCATATCCTGACCCCTCTTTCGTGAACCGTAAAGTGGGCCTTGCTGCACGAATACTGCTCCACGCGCATCAGTAGGTGTTCTCTTAGTTTTGTCATCGCCATTGTTATTTAAGCGACCAGCTTTTTCGTAAATAGCTCCAGCCGCTGACATATTTTTAATTCTAAACAAAGATCTAAATCCCTCACGATTAGGCTTGCCATAGCCCGTACGATAAACAATGCCGCGCTTTATAAGTGTTGCATCATAACGTGGAAATGGACGTGATCTACCTGCTGAATTAAATGCCTTAGGTTCATTTACAGCAACCTTATCCCAGTTAAATAAACCACCCGGAGCAGCCGCAGGTACAAATCCTCTAGCGGATCTTTGAATTACTTTGAGAGAATTAGTAATTTCTAATGTTAATTCTTTAGCAAGATCTGGAGCAAATTTGTTAAGAGCTTTACGGAGTTCAATTACGCCTTTTACTTCTGTGGGCATCTTTGATCTCCTTCGCTTCATCCTTTAGAACTTGAACTAGAGCATCTAGCATGGTCTTATCTAATTCCAATAAGTGCTGTGGCGCGATTCCCAATCTAATGCTTAGCCTAGCAATTAGATAGGTGAATGGAAGATCGCGCTTTAAGCTAAAGGGTCTGAGTCAAGCACCTCAACACTTTTAAGTGTCTCGATAAACTCAATCCCGAAAGGCTTAACAGTTTCACCTGACCTGCGAGTGACTTCCCATGCCAACCAATAAACATCCGTCTGACGCTCTTCCTCACGGAAGCTGCGATGAAACCCTTTTTTAGCATATAATTCGAAGCTGTATTCCACAGCAGGTGTAATTTCACCTTCGATAATGCTTCCATCTGTACGAGTGATCTTTAGTTTTGCCATGAGTTGCCCCTTTGTTAGTTAGTTAGATTATGACCAAGTACCTGTAGTAGCGTAAGAAGTCTTGCTGTTACATGTGAATGTAATATCGATCATACCTTCATCGCCTACAGCACCGTTGATGTCAGTTAGGTTATCTACAAAAATCGTACCAGAATAAAGTACGTTGGTTGCTGATACAGCTGTTGATGAATCCTGAATTGCTTGGAAAGCAACTGTAGATCCGAAAGCTGCCTGAAGAGTAGCAAGAACTGATCCTGCTGCTGTGTCGTTCAAGAATGTCACAGTAATTGTGTCTGCTGCCAATCCAGCCACAAATTTGTGAGCTGTATCACCCATTGCTGAAACCTCGATGGCGTCCACAGTGCGGTTCAATTGGAAAGCAGTTACATGGTCTGAAAGATTGACTGTAGCAATCTTAAAACCGACCTTATTGTTTAGAAAAATTGCCATTGATTATTCCTCGTCCTTCTTTGTAGTTACTGGTTTTGCTGCTGGT